CCCGCTAGAATTAAAGTTGTGACCTAAAAATTCAACCCGCAAGAATACGAGTATAAAAAACGATCATAATATGATTCTTGCGGGGGTTTCTCCCATAGGTTGGGATCCACACTTCCGACGTGTGGTTTTAAGAATTATGCTGCTGGTACGGAGGCAGAAAATAACGTTGGGGCTCCTACAAACCCGAAAAACGTTAAATCTTCCCCTCCAGCAACATAAGTATCGAAGAGAACTTGAGAGTTGTTAACAGTAGATGCACCAGCAAAATGAAAAGAGTCACCTCCTGGATATCCATTAGTTAAAGTATTAGTGTTTACTGGTAAATACTCACCATAAGTTTTAGAAAATCTTATGGGCAAATGGTATGGAACCTCAATTTCCAAAGCATTCATAGTTCTACAGGGTGTTACAGCACACCCAGCGCCGCTAGCCCTATGTGCAGACACACCAGCAAAAGCCGTAACGGCAGTGCCCTGATTTGCAATTATAGGGTAAGTAGCAGTACGTCTGTAATTAACAACAGCAGCACGTTGACCAGCACCAGTGGCTCTGTCAATATACACATACTCACAGTTAGATACAGGTAGAAACTTCCATCTAATGGACCCTCTCCATCCTGCAAAACATTGCTTATAATAGTTTATATAATTATTATTAACATAGCAATAAGGAACACCTGCACCAGTAACATCCACTCCATTTGGATCATACCCAAGCATACCAGGCATCTGTCTCAATAAATATTTATCCAGAACCCTAGTCGTTCCCGATGTTTGTTGGGACATAAGACGAAAGTGACAATATCTCTTCAATAATTGCCGAATAGAGGTGATTTTTTCCCCATAGAACACCAACGGTTTCTCGCTATCATCAGAGAGAACGCCCGTAGTGACATCCACTTGATTAATCTCACCTTCTGGAGTGTTTTCTCCAGTTGGGACGACATCAACAGATGATTGAGTTTCAAGGGAAAAAATACGAGAAAAATCTTCTAGAGAAGATCCAGAAGCAGGTTCAACTGGAGTAAAGGGAGACACCTCTAGAGCTCCTCCAATAGGATTCACTAGTTCGAAGTCATCTCCAGCACTGATAGAAACTAATACTTCAACATCAGTTGTAGCGTCAGGCACAACAAGTTCATTTACTACAATGAGGTAAAATATCCCATTAGAGTGTAATGTATTCGCTGTGCGTGTTGCAGGTGCAACTTCAGTCCAGAAAGTACGTGTATCGTCAGTATCAACAGATAGATACGCACGATCACGCTGCCATTTAAATTCTACAGTGAAATCCCTGCCTTCAGCCAAGTCGATGATAGTGTTGTAAGTAACATTGTAAGGATCACCAGACACAGGACCTGTAGGATCATACACGATAGCGATTCTGCCGCGATGATACTGAGAAGCAATTACTTGAAAACGATATTTCAAAGAACCACTCCATTCAGCAAATGGTCTGGTTAAGAAAGATAGAGAGGTTGGGGTGATTCGGGTACCGAGAGATAATCCAGATCTTCTCTCGGCCATAGGATCAACATCCATAGCAAAAAGAGTAGTGTCAACAGGGTCAGCTATACCCCAATTGAATTTAGTGATATAGGTCTCCCTCTGAGCAAATGGTAAGATGGCCAAACAATCGGAATCAGGTAGATCCACAGTGCGAGGATCAATAGTAATTTCTTGTTTGCCAGTAAGTGTGAGTTTCTGGGACATATCAGCACCTTCGGTAGAAGCCAAATTAGCAAAGGGGGTATTGTACATGCGAGTAGTATCTGCAAGTTGTATTGGTTTTGAAAAACCAAACAACCTAGCAATAGACCCAATTGCATTAGCTCCAATTTGTGTAGCCATAGCATAGGGTCTAATCCCTGGAACCATAGATAACGCTCCTGCAGCATTAGCAATAGCAGAGGCTGGTCCAGAAATAACACCATCTTTCTCCTTGTACTCGTCCTTCGAAGATTGAACTTCAATGCGAAATATATCAAATGATTCAGTAGAAGAACCACTCAATGCAACAGCTTTCATTGTAGGCGCTGTTAATTTCACATTTTCAAGTTCTGCAAAAACAGTAATAGTAACGGTATCTGTTCCTGCATTAATTTGCTGTAGGGCTTGAAAACTATCCAAACTGACACTACCAATATCAGAAGAGCCGATAGTGGCATCAGTAAGAGACAAGAAGTTCGTAGGAACGAAAAATGGAATGCAAATACATCCTCCTTTATTAGTAGAAGGATTTAGATAAACGTGGGGTCGTTGAGAACGAGTAACTAATTGGAGGTCACCACCAATAACTACTGTTTCGTTAGCCACTTTTAAATAGGAATAAGAAGCAAAAGCCATCCCTTTGTGAAAAGGAGTTCCATTTATAAGAAATGTTAATTTTAAATTAGCTTTCAATAATTGATAATTTTGTAATTTATTTTTAACAGCGGGATTTATTAGGTATAAAGCCCAAGGATCAAAGGTTTGACCCAGATGCGCACCTACAGCCCACTGGTATGTAGCAATTTTCACCCTTCGAGTTAAGAAAGATGAAATGTCAGCATCAGCTGAAACACCAGTGTCTATAGCTTTCATTGTAGAATTATTAGGCAATTCTACAAAAGAATGCATCGATTCATCTGCATGAATCATGACATTGTTTGATTGAGTTTCAATCAAAAAGAGGTTTTTAAAGTCACCGCTGACTGGGGTTGAGTTTTTTATAACGCTCCCGTTGAGAATAAAGACACGCATGGGTGGGTCTGTATAAGGCCATAAGCCGGGTAGATACAGTAGTAAAATGCAGGTAGACTACCCTTTCCTGCAAGTAACACTTTCGGGTGTTATCCTAGATTACATAGACAGTGTAATCGGTCTGTGTACGAGGATATGCCAGGAGTTACAAAGATTTTACAAGCGCAATTAAGACCGTTAGTAAAAACAAGCTCTCCCTAAGACGATTCCTCAGATGTACAAAAAGTTAGCCATTAAGCACCCATTCTAGAGTGGTTTCATAGTCATATGAATGCTGCTTGATAAAAAATCGCGCTACGTCTTGATGATTGGAAAAGATTTTATTCATCTTATCACAACACCCATCAAACACAACTTTACCATGCAGAGACCACTCCCTACGGGCTGCTAAATAGCTTTGAGCTAGCTGCTCTTCGTCGCTAATGTTTCCCTTCTTTACAATCATACACAAGCTCTTGAAAATACTCTTCAGAGCTAAGGGAGCCACTATACGACCATCTAGTTTTCTGAAAGTTCGTTTCAAAAAATCAGCATCACGTATACTGATAAAAGGAACACTATTACTATCTTTATCCGCCATAGTATAAGTGATTCCCTTTGTAGCCAAAAACTGAGCAATAGCAGTATGATTAAATGCTGGAACATTTGAACCATAGATATTATCATCACCTAATGTCATCAACTTAACATCTTTTTTAAAAGACCCTAGTGGTTTTTTAACTATAGATGCATAAGCTGACCTTATATACAAACTGTTAACAATGCTATTCACGATAACAGTTAAGGGATGACCAGAAGAATTCCCACCAAAAAATTGAATCAAATCTCCATTCATATTGGTGACAGGAAAACAAATATCAGTGGCGATACCAACACAAATCTTCTCATCCTTAATAGTCAATTGTCCTGAGCGTTTTCTCAAGTCTATTAAAACTTGGAAAGCTGCACGTATCCAATTAGCAGCCATTTGTTTATCAAAAGCCTTGTAATCTCCAGCAATAATCTTCTTATCGCCAAAAGAAACAAGGTAATCATACAAATGATGCCATTCCCTACTATAACAATTCATAGATACAGCACATTCAGTCAAAAAATTATTAACCATAAAAAATTTTGTAATCTTCAAGAATTGTTTTCGCACAACAATAGCAAAAGCAACTCCACATGCAGTAAAAACTCTAGTCCTTCCTTCAAGTCTCTTCTTTTCAGATATAGGCTCGTCCTTAAGAGAACCTTGAAAAACAGGGTAAGCACGTTGACCGCTCAGATAACAAAATTCAATTTCATTGATACTAGTAGTGAGTTCTTCACAAGGAGTTTGGAAAAGTTCCTCACCAACCCAAATCTCAGAGAAATATTGTCTCTTTGATCCAGGAAAGTAAAAACCTCCAGATGTACTCATTGGTAAGCGATTTATATATGAATCACCAGGAATACCATTAATAGCAATACTAATATCAACGGTGGAAACATCCTGGAGTTTCTCAGGGACATATAAATCTTCGACAAAAGCCGATTGAACCTCTACAATAGCCTCATCAGTTGTAAACGGTTTAATATCAGCCTGTTGTATTGTCGCAACATTGAAAGGATTTTTCCATTCCCCATCTTCAAGCGTTGCTTTCATCAAAGGTTTGACAAAAGGATTCTTGAAATTGAAAGATTCCTCTACTTCACTACAAATCATACTTTCAGTAGTTTGAGACATATGTGTGGATCGACCCGGATAGGATCCTAGAGGCATAGCATTTCCATCACACCACTGATGCACACCTTTTTCTGCACAAGGACCAAGCTTTCCACTCTTCCTGGATCCGGCTTCATACTTAGGTACGCCATCAGCTTCTGCCATAGACATGGGGGGAAACTCATCTTTAAACAACTCTTTAGAAAGCTGTATTAAAAGAATACGAGGTCCTCCTCCTGCTGTGCCGGCACAATGCATGCCACTAACAAAATAACCTCTGTTACTTTTTGACATGCACAAAGCCCCACAATCTCCTTTAATAGAAGTGTGTGAAAGTTTGGTGCCATCCATAAAGGACCCTTGTATAATATCGCCAAACCCATCCTCATACTTCATTTCATGATAATGGGTGGTTTGACCAGGCTGTAAATAATCGTAGCGCGGATCAAACATATACATAGATCTACCTTTGGTATCAATCTTATCTGGAAGAAAGTCATATATACCCTTACGTGGTAAAATACTCGAACTCCAAAACATAACTAAGTCATTTGGTAATCTAACCAAACTCTTCTCTGTTAAAATGAAAGCATTGGAAGCATCCAATTTGTGTTGTTTGACTTTATATCGAGCAATACACTGCCATTCAATACCCTGAAAGGGATGCTGAACAGTAATATACCATCCGTTTCTCAATGCAAAACAAGTTACTTCCTGTTTTTCATCACCAGATTTGATAGTTAGTCTAAAGGCAGCTCTAGCCAGAGTATTTCGCAATTCTATTTCATTGTCTGTCTTACTACGAGAAGGAACTGTAAACGAGTTGTCCTCTTTTTGCCAAATATTAGCCTGAGTTTCCAAATCAGGAATAATCTTCTTCAACACGAAAGACAACAACTTGTGAGTAATAAGAGCACTACATAGAATAACAAACGACATACGTAAAGCATCATTAACAAACATTGGTGCAATTCTTCTAGCTTTAATCTTGGAAATGAGAAATTTCTCAGTTAAAGATGTAGCTAAAAGATTATTGACACCAAGCACAACACTCATGGGACACCAATCAATGGATTTCTTCAAAAACCATTTGGTGATCAACTCTTTGCGCGATTGTTTTTTAAAAAACCACGCTTGAGTTTCCACACACTTGGGACACGCAAAATGAGATATTGTGCCATGTTCGCACATTGAAACATTGGGATCAGCACTTAGAGAATCAAACATGACAGCAGCATTAGATTCATGCTCCTCAATTTTTACTTTGAGAAACATAGAAAATTCAGCACCTGTCATTCTCCCATTAACACCAGTCCCAGGGACTGGAATATATTGAATCTCTACATTTGCATCTGCATTGGGGACATCAGTAACAACTTGACTAACCAATTCAACCTGGTATTCCCAAGCATCATGAACAACAACATCTAGTTTTTTCATCATGCCCGTTGTTTCATTAAAAAACTCTGGTTTCACATATGGTCTCACTACAATAGGAAAACGTCGCAAGACAGCAGCTTTTTCAGCCATAGCTAAACCAGCATTGAGATCCTTAACATTAGTAGTTGCAACAACAACTTTTGGAATTAGGGGTATACACCCTTTATCCTCAAGAGCTGCCTGTTCTGTTGCAATACCAATACTGTTAACAATAGTAATGACTTTTGGAATAGATGTGTCAAGTCCACGCGCAACAAGATTTTTGTGTGCACGTGCCATATCGTCCATGACGAATAACCATTGCTGCATACCTTTATAACCACTAAAGAAATTATCATCTACATTATGAGTATAAACGTTTTTCATGGGATCCCAACCTAAATCGGGATAAAAACTCTGCTTAACAACCTGATGGTACACAGTGCCTACCAAATTTATGGCAGACGATTTACCAGTACCAGGAGGTCCATGAAATAGAATAGAAAAAGGGGATTTTCTATGGGAAGCAACATTATACTCTCTAAGTATAGTAGATTTTTTGGAAGATAATTCCTTATACATTATATTAAGATAAGACATATGTGTTTTCATCAATACTAGGCCTCGAGCCAATAAGGAATTCATGTGATCGAGTGTAGAAACAGCATCAAATGATTGACTCACTGGACGCTCGTCTAACAAATGGCATAAACTCTCATATTCAATGACCCACTGTCTAACAGCACGATCCCTAATAACTAGAGGTCGTGTGGATTTGTCAAGAAAACATTCATAACCAACTTCAGCAAATGTCAAAGTGAATTCAACAACATCCATCAATAATTGATAAGAAGAGGTGAATCTAATCTTAGGGTCATGAGCATGGACAAAATCTCTCAAACCACTCTCAGTGAAAGCAATTTTAAAATTTTTTGTGAGTGTGCAAGTCATTAGACCTATTAAGACTCTGTTCATCTTGTGAGAAAGCTCGGATTCATTCAAATCTTTCCATTGATCAAAAATCTTTCTGGCAGTACCAGACTGAGATTCGATGTCAATAAATTCAACCTTACTCTCACAGATTATGGACAATATCTTTGGCAAATCTTCAGCTCGGTAATAAACTAAACAATATCTCCAGATAGCGAAAAAGAGATTGGGATAATCCCTATCAGCAAAAGGTTGTTTAGCATCTCGATAGAAACCATACATATGGGTTAGCATATGTATAATACTAGAAAGACGAGATACATTAAAAAATGGTACAATACCACTCTGAGCCTCAAGTACCTCTGCTGGTGCTCTGTTCCTAAGGAAATATCGCAATCCGTAGGTTAAGACGGTATTGACGATCAAAGCAGTGCCAACAATGGAGAAAACAAAAACGGTACATAATATACAAATTCCTTTCATTGCTAACCATTGTCGCTGAATATCAGTGAGTGTACACTGATCAATAGTACCACCTGCAGCTAATACTGCCTGACATTCCTCTAAATAGGCAGATGCTAAAAGAGGAGAAGATAAAAAAGAAATTGATATAAAAGCAATAACCTTTTTATGGGGTAGAACTAAGGAGGTTCTAAGTTGTTTAAAAGTACTATAACAAAATGTACTCGAAACAACCAAGATAAAAAACAAAATTTCCCAAGTATAAAAATCATCTACGAAGATCACGATAAAAAATGATATGATAAATGATAAAAATATATACTTGAAATAGGGTAACAAAAATGCGAAGTCATAAGAAACAAAACTTGACTCAAAAATGGTAAAATAAAATTGGGAAAATACAATATACGTAATAATCAAAATTGTCAAAATTGTTGGAGGTAGGTCCCCAGCCGGGATTAAGACACGCATGGGTGGGTCTGTATAAGGCCATAAGCCGAGTAGATACAATGATACAATGCAGGTAGACTACTCGTTCCTGCAAGTTGCTCTATAGGGGCATTTCCCTTGTGTAAATTATAACCTAACACAGGCTGTAAGTTTTTAAGGAAAAAACTAACAAAAACTCGGAGAACTATAACGAAGGTTGCGATAATGATTAAGCGCCGTTAGGACCGTTAAATCATAAAGTTCCTTCTAGATGATGTTCTAGGGTAACTGTTGTATAGGTAAAGTTTTTTAAATGGTATACTTTAAACCATTTTGCTGGTCAGGCAAGTAATTAAAAAAGAGAAATAGATTAGGACCAATTAATCTATTAGTAGCGTGTAACTAACACTATAAAAAATATAAACCACTCATGTAAAAGCTTATGCATGGCAGTACAATACAAACCGCTCATAAAAAACCTTATATATTAGCATATAGGCCGGTTTAACAATAAGTTTATACATTAATTATTGGTCAATTAAAAATCACACAGTACCAATGTGCGATACGCTTAGCGCAAAAAGAGTCCCCTCATAGAGGGGTAAGAAAAAGCTAGTTGTGGACATCGTACAATAAAATTCAGTGACATCTGCTGTAAAGCAAAGCAAAGAATAATGTACGAATAGGGTAACTGTTGAGTGTGTAGAATATAAATTCTAC